GATGTTAGAGTGTTCTATGCTTTGGATCAAGAAGATTCGTTGGTAGAAGAAACTGTATTTGTCCCATTCCCAGGTTATGGAAACTTTGATGTTGAGGGTAATCTGATCAGTGAGACTAATAATGATGGTTCTTCTGATACCAACATACCCAAGTATGATGATTTTATTAGCCAAGATCCACGTATTGATCAATTTAGAGAATACGTTTTTACTAATGATAATCTTCCTGCATTCAAGTCATTCAGAATTAAGATTATTGGAACCTCGACAAACCAGTCAATCGTTCCACAAATCAGAAACCTACGCGGAATCGCGTTAGCATAATATGACAATGTTACCAATCGAAGGTAGGGATGGGTACTTTAGAGATACACATTCCAATGCCATAATTAACAAAAATGTAAATGATTTTAACATGTATATGACGAATCATAAGAAACTTTCTTCTGACAAAGACCGAATCAACGACATTGAAAATGAACTTGGTAATATTAAAGGTGATTTGGGTGATATTAGATTAATGCTTCAACATTTTATGGATAAACATAAATAGAAAAAAGATTGTTCTATAATGGCAAAGCCTGCTTCTAGACAAGAATTAATTGATTATTGTAAGAGACAGTTGGGTTATCCTGTCTTGGAGATCAATGTTGCCGATGAGCAGATTGAAGACTCGGTTGATGACGCAATTCAATTGTTCAATGAGAGACATTTTGATGGTGTTGAGCAGGTTTTTCTAAAATATAAGATAACCCAAGACGATATTGATAGAGGTAAGGCAAGACCACCTGGAGTTGGTGGAACTACTGCTGGTATCTCAACAACAACTGCAACCACAAGTATTGTAGGAACTGCAACAACATTCACATATTACGAAAACAGTAATTATCTACAAATTCCTGCAGATATTATAGGAATTGAGAAAGTATTTCAATTCAATAATACTGTAGGATCTGGTATGTTTAATGTAAAATACCAATTTTTCCTAAATGATGTGTTTGGTCTTTGGGGTGGAGTCACTCCAGCATCTGGATATGATATGTTGTCGTATTCAATGACCATGAGTTATCTGGAAACAATGAATTTCCTCTTAAATACTCACAAACACATCAGATTTAATCAAAGACAAGACAGAATGTATCTTGATATTGATTGGAGTACTGTATCAGTGGGAGAAATTCTCATTATTGAGTGTTACAGGGCAATGAATGGAACAGATTATACCAGAATTTGGAATGACTCCTTCCTAAAACCTTATGTTACTGCTCTAATTAAGAGACAGTGGGGTCAAAACATGATGAAATTCCAAGGTGTTAAACTTCCTGGTGGAATTGAACTAAATGGAAGACAAATGTATGAGGATGCAGAGAAAGAATTGGAAGTAATTAGAGAAAAAATGTCCAATACTTATGAACTTCCACCTATGGACATGATTGGTTGATATGTTAAATCCATTTTTTCTCCAAGGTTCACAATCTGAACAGAATTTAGTTCAAGATCTTATCAACGAACAGTTGAGGATGTATGGTGTCGAGGTATACTACATGCCTAGACAGTTTGTGACTAAAAATACTGTTATCAAAGAGGTTGTTCAGTCAGAATTTAAAAATTCTTACCCGATTGAGGCGTATGTCGATAGTTATGAGGGATATGGCGGTCAAGGAACACTTTTAAGTAAATTTGGTATTCAAAATTACGATGATTTAAAGATTATTATCTCAAAAGAAAGATATGAAAACTATATTGCACCTTTGGCCGCAGATATTCCTAATAGTGAATTAACAACACGACCCAAAGAAGGAGATTTAATATATTTTCCTTTTGGGGATAGGTTATTTGAGATTAAATACGTCGAACATGAACAACCTTTCTATCAACTACAAAAAAATTACGTCTATACATTAACCTGTAGTCTCTTCCGTATCGAAGATGAGGTTATTGACACTGGTGTTGATGATATTGATGATGAAACTAAAGATTTGGGCTATATTCAGACACTTCAGATGATTGGTATAGGTCAAACTGCTACTGCAAATGTAAATATTTGTGGAAATGGTGGTGTGACTGATGTGTTCATTTCAAACATGGGCAACAACTATAACCATGAACCACTTGTAGGTTTCTCATCAGTTCCTACCGGTGGAACTATGACAGCTGGTATTTCTTCTATCACTGGTGATTATATTAATTGTTCGGGTAGTGCTGGAGGAAAGGTCAATGCAGTTTATATGTCCAACTCTGGTTGTGGATATACCGTTGCTCCTTGGGTATCGTTCACAAACCTGACCAATAAATCTGGTGCAGGAGCAGCTGCAACCACACGACTTGGAAACGGAACTATTCAAAGTGTTTCTATTGCTAACAGTGGTTCTGGGTATGTTTCTAATGCATTAATTACCTTTAATCCACCAGTTGGAGGAGGTACATCAGCTACTGGTATTGGTTACATAAACAGTGCAGGTAATATTACTGACATTTATTTAATACATGCTGGTACTGGTTACACTACTGGTGACGCTTCTACTGCTATTAATATTGAGTCTCCTTCTGGAATTGGTGCAACAGTTGGGGTAGGAACATTCTTGTTTAATGAAACTGTACTTGGTTCATCTTCTGGAACAAAGGCAAGAGTCAATAAATGGACTTCTTCCACTAAACAACTTGAAATATCTATTGTATCTGGTGACTTTACTTCGGGCGAATCCATTTATGGAACTAAATCTGGAGCTTTGTATGTAATGAAATCACAAAATGATAATGATTTAATCACACCATTTGCTGATAATGACAATCTTGAACGAGAGGGAGATAATATCATTGATTTCAGTGAGGTAAATCCTTTTGGAATGCCTTGATCTAAATAGTTAGTAATACAGAGCAAGATAATGTTTGATTATTTCTACAATGAGGTATTCAGATCCGTAATTATCGGATTTGGAACTCTCTTTAATGGAATAGAAGTTCATCATAAAGATGGTAATGATGATACTTTTAGTGTTATCCAAGTCCCTCTTGCTTATGGACCTACTCAAAAATTTCTTGCTAGAATGGAACAAGAGGCAAGTCTGAATCGTCCGGTTCAGGTTACTCTTCCAAGAATGTCTTTTGAATTTACTAATCTTGAATATGATCCAAGTAGAAAAGTAACTCAAACACAAACAATCGTAACTGAAACTCCTGACGGTTCTATAAAGAGAACCTATGTTCCAGTTCCATATAATATGACAGTTCAACTTTCGATCATGACAAAGTTGAATGATGATATGTTACAGATTGTCGAACAAATCTTACCATACTTCCAACCTGCATATTCTCTTCCTATCAAGTTTTTAGGTAACTTGAATGAGGTCAAGTATGTTCCAGTCAACCTCGATACTATTCAGATGGAGGATGATTATGAGGGTAATTTTGACACCAGAAGAGCTCTTGTATATACACTGACATTTACTGCGAAGACATACGTGTACGGCCCTGTGAAGGATGTTAGTAGCGAAATCATTGATAAGGTTTCTGTTGGTTATATTGCCGGTTCTAAAGGTTCTAGGGCTGCAGAGAGAGATCTTACTTATCAAGTTACTCCTAGAGCAACCAAAAATTATGACGGAGACGTTGCAACCCTGTTGTCAACAAATGTCGATCTTGATGATGGTGTTATCGAAGTTGATGATGCAACAAATATTCCAGTTAGATCTTATATTATGGTCGACAAAGAGTCGATGTATGTTAAATCCAAGAGTGGTAATAAGCTTATTGTCGATAGGGCTAAAGATGAAACACCACTTGAGAACCATCTGCTAGGTGCAAAAGTTGGTAAGATTACTGCTGCAGATAACTCTCTGATTGAGATCGGTGACAACTTTGGTTTCGATGGTAATGTTTTTTGAGGATAATTTATGACTAAAAAGTATGATGAATTGGACCAAACTTTTGATGTTTCCTCCACAGAAATAGAGACTATACCAGTAGAACCTATTGTAGAGAAAAAAATTGAGAACATTAGATCACAATCTGAGGATATCAAAAAAGATTACGAATATACCAGAGGTAATCTATACTCTATTATTGAGAAGGGACAAGAAGCTATTAATGGCATCTTAGAACTTGCTCAAGAGAGTGAGATGCCTAGGGCATATGAAGTCGCTGGTCAGTTGATTAAGAATGTGGCTGATGCAACAGACAAACTTCTTACTCTTCAACAGAAATTGAAGGATGTAAGTGAAGAAAAAGATCTTAAGGGTCCAACAACTGTCAACAATGCATTGTTTATTGGTTCTACTGCAGAGCTACAAAAACTGTTGAAACAAAACAGTCAGGATAAATAACTAAAAAGATAAGAAATGGCTGCCACTCCTGCGATTAATATTGTTATCCCACAAGGGGCAGATTTTAGTGAAGTTTTCACTTCTACTAAGTCTGATGGATCTCTTTCTAATCTTGTAGGATTTACTGGAATATCTAAGTTAAAAAAATATTCAGACTCACCAATCATTTATAATTTTGCTGTTGGTATTAATACCATAACATCGAAAGTCTCTATTGCAATGACAGCACCTGTCACCACAAAGCTGTCACCAGGAAGATATCAATATGATGTTGTTTTGACCTCCTCTACTGGAGCCGTAACAAGAATGGTTGAAGGTTCTGCTATAGTAACCGCAGGTATTTCCACTTAACATAGAACATTGTTAGCTTACAAAGAATAGTAATACTAATAAATAGTATTTCAGGGAGAGAAATCCCAAAGTACTGCACTAATAGAATGTCTAACGAAGACCTGCCGTCAATAAATGATATAGTAGAGGAAAATAATTTACCCTCATATAAAGATTTTATAGAGGAAAAGGAACTTCCATCGATAGAAGATTATATGGAGGAAAAGGAACTTCCATCGATAGAAGATTATATAGAGGAAAAGGAACTTCCATCGATAGAAGATTATATTTGCAAATCGTCCAAAGAAGAAGTTTTAGTTGAAGAAATAGAAAATATTGACCCTGTTTTATCAGAGACTGTACAACTGATAAATCTTGTCAATGATTTAAGAAAAGAGATACCAGAAATACCAGAAATAAAATATTATGATGAAGAATTAAGTAATTTAAGTAGTAAACTAACTCGTATTGAGGAGTATTTTACACAGTTTGATCAAAAAAGTAATAAAATTGATGACTTAGATGTAAAGAATGAGCACCTTGAGGAAAAGTTAACTGAAATTGAATCAAAAATACCAGAAATTCCAACAATAAGGTATTATGATCATGATATTGAACATATTAATGATAAAATAACACAGTTAAGAGAAGATGTATTATCTTTACCTGAGATCAAATACTATGATAGTGATATATCTTCACTTTTAGAGGAAATTAATAAAGTAAAATCGAAAGATATTGTCGATTTTAAGTGGATTGATAACACTTTCAGTACTATTGATGAAGATTTTACTAGAGTTCAGGGACACCTTGACGTAATTAAAGATAAAATATCTTTTGAGGTATCAGAACTCAATGAGACTATTCAAGTAAAAGATTTTGAGCAGAATATAAATGTCAAAAATCTTAAAGATAATATCAGTAAAAAAATTGATCAGACTAATAGTCAATTAACTGAAACTAAAGATAATATATATTCTGAACTGAGTAAATCATCATTAAAAGTTTGGGAATATCATAAAGAGTTTAAGGACGATGATGTAAAACTAAAGAAAGCAATTCTTAGTGAGCAGAATAAGTTAAAACAGAAGTTAGAAAAAGAAATTACTTCTGTTAACGAACAAAGTACTAAAACAGATGAGACTCTGTTGAAGTTTTTTAATGAACTTAAAGAGGAAGTAAATTTACTCCCAGAAGTTAAATATTATGATAGCGAAATATCTTCTATTACGACAGATATTGATTCTTTAAAAGTAACTGTTAGTGAACTTAAAGATATTGCATCATTAATTAAGAAAGACCAAAAACAGTTACAAGAAAATTATCTCCTNAATGAACCNCCATCAGTAAAAGAAAAGGCAGGTGGACAAACTGATCCATTAACACCACTTGATCAGAAGTTTGCAACTCTTGATGATCTATCAAATCATTATAGATTATTCATTAATAGGATCACCACTCAACTCTCAACAATGGGTGGTGGTGGAGCAGGATTCATCAAAGATCTTGATGATGTTAGTTTTGATCAGACAACAGGAACTAATAAACTTTTAATTTATAATGGATCTAAGTGGGTAGGTATTACCAGTACTGCCTTAGGAGGAGGAGGAGGTGGTGCTGCTGATTCTGCATCAAAACTTGTCCTTGATGTTAGAAACCAAAACATTGGTTATGGATTAACTATCGGAACACCTGTATATCAAGTTGCATATAACAGTGGACAGGACAGATTAGACGTTGAGGAATCAAGAGCATCCAACTCAACAACAATGCCTGCAAAGGGTGTTGTAAGTGAAGATCTTGCTAACAACACTAATGGTCAGATCATTGTTTATGGTGAATTGGAAGGTGTTAATACTCAAGCATTTGATGTAGGAGATGAACTGTATGTTGCTCCTGGTGGTGGTTTAACTAATGTAAGACCAACTGACCCAACTCATCTTGTACAAAAGATTGCTGTTGTTCTTAAAAAGTCAACTGCAAATGGTGCCATTCTTGTATATGGTGCAGGAAGAACTAATGATGTTCCAAATAATATTAGTATTGCTGGATCTATAACTGCTGTTGATGGATTTTTCTCTGGGAATGTATCTGTTGGTGGGACAATTACTTATGATGATGTCAAACATGTAGACTCTATTGGTCTTTCAACATTTAGAAGTGGTATTGAAGTCAACACTGGGACAGCAACAACTGCCCTTTT